TATGACGCCGCGCTGCGGTTATTGCGCGATGTTGCTGCTCGGCGCGCCAGCCTCGATAAAGACATCAACGGCAATGATGCGCCGGTGAGCAATGGCGTGAAGATCTCGAAACCGCCGCGTGTTTTCAACGATTCGAGCCTGGATGGGTACTGATGGCCGCTGTCAATCATCTGGAATGTGGCGATCTGATCGAGGCAAGGCTCAAGGCCAAGATCACCGACTTTATCGATGTGCTGCCGATATCGAGCCTGCTTCAGCTGCAGGAGAAAAGCATCCGGAATCCTTCCTGTTTTGTGATGTACGCCGGTGACGATGTTCGGGAGGTTGGGTTGGACGGCAAGCTGGTCAAGCTGCGTCAGCGGTGGCTGGTGATTGTGGCCACGCATCACGCCCAGGGAAAGGATAAGACTCGCAATCCGGCCGGCGAAATGATGCACCTGGTGTTGCAAACGCTGCTCGGTTGGCAGCCGTCCACAAGGTTTAACAGGCTGAAGGCGGCCGCGCCGCCCAAGCCGGGATACGGCAAAGCCTTCGGCTATTACCCGCTGGCGTTCGAGACTGAAGTAAACGTGCTGGGCACCACTCAAACCTGTTAACCACAAGGAGAATGAAATGATTTTTAACGGACAAGGCCCGATCTTTATGGGCGATTTTGATCCCGCAACCGGCAAGCTGATCAGCGTGCAGAAGATCGGCTGCGGCAACCGTGTGCTGAAGCTGACGCAGGACCGTTCCACCGAAAAGATCAAGGAAAGCTGCTCCGGCAGCCGTGCCACCCTGGCTGAATACGAGACAGAAAAAAGCATGCGGATCTCTCTCGAAATGCAGGAGTTCGACCGCAAGATGCTGGCCCTGGCGCTTTATGGCGATACCGCACTGGTTACCGGAGCCAGTATCGGCTCCGGTGCGCCAGAGGTAATGCCTTTAATGGCGGCGGGCGATTACTACCACACCGACAATCCGTTCATCTCGGCGGTGACGATCAAGGATAGCGCTGCGGTAGCAGCCACGCTGACCGCTGGCACCGATTATGTGATCGAGGATGCGGGTCACGGCGCCATCAAGATCCTCAACATCGGCACCTATGTGCAGCCGTTCAAGGTCGAATACACCTACGCCAGCTATGGCAACATCGCTGCATTCGCCAAGACTGGTGTCGTCAAGGGCATCATCTTCGACGGCAAGTCTACCGTCGATAACCAGAAGGTGCGCGTCTTCGTCCCACGTATCAGCTTCGGCCCGACTAGCGAATTCGACTGGCTGGGCGAACAGGCCGCGACACTCTCCCTGGAAGGCGAAGCACTTTACAATGACAAACTGGTAAATGAGCCGCTGTTCGGCGGTTTTGCCCGCGTCACTACTGGCGCCTCTGCGTAACATCTGCAGCACTCCTGAAGCCCGCTATGTGCGGGCTTTTTTATTGGGCGCGACCGAAACACTTCCTTATCGAGCTGCCTCGCGCGCGTGCGTAAACTGACCCGGTAGATTCAATAAATTAACGGTCATTTAAACCAGCCCGCGAGGTCACGCAATGAGCAAGCCCAATCCCAACCAAGATCAGAACAATCAAGCAGCCGATACTTTTGAGGCGATCGAGCCGCGCAAGATCGCGGTCGCGCTTTCCATTGGCAATGTCGAAGTCAGCCCGATCCTGGTGAAAGAACTGCCGGCGTTCTCGCGGGCGATCGAGCCGTTCTTGCAACAGATCCTGGCAATGGGCGAGAGCGATGATCTCGATGTTGCTGAAATGCTGATCGGCAACATGGAGCAGGCGATCTCGGCAGTGTCCATCGGCGCCCGCATTCACCGCGAAACGCTGGATCAGCTCTCGCTGGATGAGCTGGTCGAGTTGGCCGGCGCCGTCATCGAGGTCAACTTCGATTTTTTTATCAAGCGGGTGATCCCGCGCGTGAGCAAGCTGACAGCAGCGCTCATGGCTCGGGCGG